ACGCTTCTTGTGAAGTTGGGCGATTGTGAAGGCCGAACTTTCTCGCGTTTCGCCGGGAGCTCTTTGGGAGGCTTGATGAATTCCAGAGTTGGCGTCTTTGTGAGTAGCCAACGTAGGATTTCGTATGCTGGCACCACTAAGAGACCAGTGGCAGCCATGACCATGCCGCCAATGCATTTTTGGAAAAGGTCTGTAGCATTGAACTTCTTCCCAGTGATTTGATCGATGCCCTCCACAATGGTGGAAATGTCGTTGAGATCCCGATGGACTGCGAGATAGACATTGAGAGCGAAATTGACCAGCTCCTTGTCTTGGACCGATAAACCAGCGTGCTTGATGTTGGAAACGAGACTTAGACCTCTTCGAGTGCGATTGGCGGCCGTAGCAATGACCGAAAAGTCCATGGACAATCTTGGTTCGGCCATAGCCCAACTGTAGACCTCGTAGAAATCTTGCACGCGACATGAAGTCCAGACAGGACGGAAGTCGCCGGTTTGCCAATCTAGCTCCGAGAACGTGGTAGCTTGCCAGTCAACCATTGGCATGGTAGCGAGATGTTCAGGTGGCCGTGGATTGCTTATGATCTCTCCCGGCTTGTCTGCGACCCAAAATCGAATGTTGCACATCTCTCCGAAACGACTGACGATTTCACTGGCGATGGTGATTCTGCCATTCGTGAAGACTCTTTGTGTCAGCCACTTCTTCCAAGAAGATTCGAGATGCATGTACCCATTCTGGAACCCGCTCTTCCATGTAACTGCCACCTTGCGATATCGACGTGTGAACTCGTCGACGATCTTCTCCACCCAGCCTTGGAAAATGAGCTTGTATTTCCAAAAGACCATAGAGGCTCCGACGGTGTCTTCGAAGGGCAGATTTGTGTGCCTTAGTTTTTCGATGAAGTCGACGAACCGCGTGGAACAAGTCTTGGCGTAGGTGATCACAGTCTCGTGCAGCCAACCCATCAAATTTTGAAGCAATGTTTTCTCCCCGTAGTCTTGCCAGCGACTCCAGGTCCAGTCGTTCAAACCAATAGTGTTAAAAGAATCGAGGCCAGTCGTGAGCACAAGAATATCGGGCCAGATCTTGTCCCAGAGTTCATCCGGGGTAGGCATGTCCCAATGATAAGAAAGAGTGTATTCGTCAGAAAAGTCAGTCTCTTGAGGATAGAAAGGAATTGGGAGGAAAAGAGAGGCATTGGCTTCGGTCGCGCCCGTTTTCTCGAAGTATGAACAAAACTCAGGCTCAGACATGTCGTAAAGACTATCTGCGAAATGCAATCGGCCGGCTTTGACTGGTTCGTATACTAACGCTGGCCGGTTGACGATGAGATTGAAGACTTTTGCGGCATCAGCATAATCCAACCGCATCCGCCGGGCGCTTTCTCCGAGTTCCGACTTGAGCGCTGGAAGATTGCTTTTGCTGACTTTATGACCAATCCACTGAGCAAGTTGGGGATACGTCCGGACGAAGTCTTTGGTTTCCGAACCATGTATGTAGAAGCTGTGATTAGTTCTGCTGTGCCAGAACCGTACGTCTTCCATAGTGGCACCAATGTGCAGAGTGTTCATGGTGTCTTCGTCTGGATGCATGTTGCGCAAAAGGTCCATTCTCGCTAAGTCCCGAGCCACGACCAAGCTCTTGTGATCGCCTGAATTGCATTTGACCGATTGGCAAGCGATGTCGAAACCAAGATATTTCTCGACGCGTCTTTTCTCGTTGGGATTGAGGTAGAATTTCGTCGTTGGTCTTGCTAATATCTCGGTCTGAAGTTGCTTGGAAGCTTCGCCTTTCATGAGCTCAGGGCCATAATTGGCAATAGCTGAGTCAATGGCTACGTTGGCGGAACCGATCAGGGTCTCAAACTCCTCGAGAAGGCCAATGCCTGAGTCTTCTAGATCGACCTTTTCGGTTTTCTTCCAATCAGCTTGGTCAACGAAATCGCACAAAGGGTCGAGTTGGCCGTAAGGGTAAACGATGCGTTCTCTGGTGTTCCAATCAAGGAAACCAAGTCGATTCTTTTCGACGCACCGATAGATGTGGTAGTCGCCGTCTTCTTCGCGACACCAATCGACCCAAACTTCGCCCCACCTCAAACTAGCGCGCAGCTCTCGGGTTTCCAGCTCCTTGTCGGTGAACTCTTCGACTGTCATCTCCCACTTGTCTTCGGGAAAACTCTCGCGCAAGCATGGGATATTTTTCCAACAATCGCCCGCGCCACCAACCTCAACGTCTATCCATTCTGGAGGCGGTGGTGGCTTGGGCGGCGTGCGATCAGGAATGCCGGCGATGCTTTGGTAAAGAACGTGGTTTTCGCGTATATGTTCCTCAATCTCATCCTCCTCGTGGCGCCTTTGAACAGCCCTTATGGCTCGGCGGGCAGCGCCAGTCCTTCCGCCTCGTTTGCCGCGTTTCTTTTCGAGACGTCGACCTTGTCTTGCCAAACGAACGATCATAAGAATCCAGTCGTATCTGAAGCGATGGTTGCGAATTTTGTCTAAATTCGGGGTCGGCGCATCGCGCTCGACCTCCGGATCTGGGACTGCAACCACTTCTGGTTCTAAATCGATCATGGCGTATATCGGATCGAAATCTTCGGCGGCATGCAACAACTCGTCGAGCTCTTTCGGGAACTCTCGAACCGGTCCGAGGTTTCTCGGGCTTTCCTTACGGGGGGTCCAGATCTCCAGTAGGAACGCGTATGGGCGTCTCTCTCTGGGTCCGGTTCCGCGGAAAGCATTTAAGCCGGTGTATTGTTGCAGAGCCCATCTCGGAACATTTGAGATGGGTTTCGACGTGCTGGAAAGAAGCGCGTCTACACCAGAAGCCCCAGCCTTAAGTCTAAAAACTTGGAGGAGCAATTTGTTTCTGGTGTCTTCGGAAAGCCGCTGAGAACGGCGTGCTTTCCGGGCGGTTTGCAGAAAGGCGTGTCTGAGGGCTGCCATATGAACATGGAAGCGACATCTCAGAGGCTGATACCTCTCTTGTGAGCAGAGACCGCAAATTTGGTTTTTATTGTTTTTCTGGGCGTTGGCCAAACGTGTCCGAGGCCAATATTCGAACTCTTCCTTGTTGTCGTTGCGCTTGGAAGCGGTGTTTCGATGTTCGCCACAGACAGTACAGTCGTGGGCGTATCGCACATGCTTGTTCCAAGCGTTATGAGAACTTTGAGAACATGATGCCAAACAAGGCAAATGCACCATGACGTGTGTTTCTGTGTTCGAGCCCCCATAATGAGTTGGGTATGAGGGCGGTTTACTGAACGGCAACGCTGTAGATAGCGGACGTGAAAACTTCATCGCAATGAAAATAAATTTGTCCGTTTACTCCTGCATTCGTTCAGTCTTG